AAATATTTTCTCATAAAAACGGGCATTACCATAAAATCTTGATACGTTATTTTCATTAACGTATTTAAGTAATAAAACTCATCAAGTTGTCCTTGTCTATAATCCGAAGAAAGGACGAAAAAAGTCAACCCCAAAACCAACGTTAACTGTCAGTTGTTCTCCTGATGGGGCTATTACTACTCTCGACATATCGAGCTTTGGTTCATTATCATCCATAAACTTACGATAAGTTTTAGAATCAAAAATTGGCATTGACTCAACAAACTTCGCAATTTCAGTTTTATCTGTTGTTCCATTTACCTCAACAATTTCTTTATTCATTCTCCAAGTCACTCTTGGTATAACACGTCCTTGAGGATATGTTTCAGCCATTCTGGATAACTCCGTAATTTCACCATAAGTTAATGGTTTAGCTTTAATTGTTGCTTGAGATTTAGGTAAATTAATTGAAAAAGTACCATCTTCTGATGGTTGTTGTCCATTAACAATTGAAAGTTGGTCTAATAAAACATTTGCTTGAAATGGTTTTTTAGTTACCGGGTCTGTAAGATTTAACATCATTTCAGGTCCAAATGCTGTGTTTCTTAAAAAGATAAGAATTGCCTCAACATCACCTTCAATTAATTCTTCTACTCGAATATCAGGTTCATATATTTTTGACCTTAATAAATTAAGAGTTAAGTCTTTTGCACCACCCATTAAAATATTTTCATCGGCAGCGGTAAGATATCCCACCTTAATTGATTTCTTTTTATTTTTATAAAAAATACCTTGTGAAGGTAATGGTACCACATCGTGTGGTAATGTAAAATTTTGTTGACCGTAGTCGTTTGATTGTTGATTGTCCATATAAAAAAATAACCGTAAAGTTTAGCTTTACGGTTAAATATAGTGAGTATTGATTTTTTATAAATAGTAATCAATAAACTAACACACATCTATCCATTCTTAAAGTTGCCGCAATTGTTGCCAAAGCATCTTGAGAATATGATAATGTGTTAAAGTTAACGTCAGTTAAGAATGTTCCATAAAGAATCCACTTCTCAACAACAACACCCGTTGGGTCTAACATCTCCAAGTCAATATCTTTTTTATAACCCGCAGCATAACCCATACGACCCGTAACTGATTCAGCGTGTAAACGTACCCACTCCATCAATGCTTGTGCCGCAGAAGGACCAATTGGGTCTCTAAACGTAACATTTAATGCTTGCCAAGTGAATCTTCCCGCAACATATGTTGATGTATTTAGGAAAGGGATTTCTGTAGCAGCGATTTGAATATGTGGTCTTTGAGCAGTTTCTACGAACCATTCATTTATACCCAAACTTGATGGAAACCTTAAGATGAAACGATTCTGACGTTTTGGTTCATAAGGAACCGGCATTTTCATTAATAAATCAGCCATATTATTTTAATTTTTATTATTTTATTTATTCTTATAAATATTAGTTAGTTAAAAATATTTCTATTTACTTTTTTTTATATAGAATTATTCATTATATATAATTTCTAGTACTAATATATATTCTAGTTTATTTATATTCTTTCTTAATTCCTCCTGATGTAGAATAAGTCTTTACTATATTATCTGGTTTTTTATTAAAATGTTTACTCATTAATTCAACATTTCTTAAATCGTCATCTGAAAAACCAATAGATATTTTACTAGGGACAAATTTATTGGACACATCATTTTTGAGGAAAGCTCTCTTATTTAAGATACCCGCCATTCCTTTAATATAATCTACAAAACCTTCCATCGCTTTGACTTTCGCAACCTCAGGATTGGCAGCACCTTCTTCGTCTCCAAAAGAAACGGGGTGGTATTTGTTAAGTTCTAAATATGATTTAATTAATTCATTATCAGTCATATCATCTTCATCAGTAAAACTTCTATATTTTTTTAAGTTCTTAATAAGTGATTCTTTATCAATACCATTAAAACCGTTAATAATATAATTATAAATTCCCTCTTTAATAGTATTTGGGTTATGACCTCTTGCGGTTATAATCGCAAATATTGAACCATTATTAATTGCTTCTCTAAAGTCATTAAATGCCGGTCCTAATTTCGCTCTCATCGAATCAACTAAAAATTCTTTGTCTCCTTCTGTTGTGAAATTACGAAATGGATTTTCCGCAAAATCAACAATTACATTACCTTGATACGTGAATGGTTCTTTACCAATTTGACCTCTAAACTCAGCAAAATCGTCCGTACTCATACCAACCTCATCACCGTCTTCCGACTTTAAAATAATCTTTGTCGGCATATGAACAATATTATCGTCCCAATCGAATGCATAATATTTCATATCTGGTGAACCTTCGGGTTTAAACCCTTCTTTAATTACTTTTTTCATATTTGGCTAAAAAGTGGGGACGAATCCCCACTTATGTTTTTTATTAAATATTCTCAAACGAAGCTCCAGTTGGAGTAATAAAGAACTCAATATCGATGAATTCTAATGCCTTCGTAGGTTTAAGATATATTTTACCTGTTAATGTATTTCTATCTAAATCTTCAGGAGAAGATGAAACTGTTACACGGAAATCGTATAAACCTCTGTCTCTTCTAATCGCATCTAAAATAGGGTTAACACTATCTAAGAATTGTTGTCTAACGATTTGGTCGTTTTGTTCAAACAATAATCTTACCGCTACTGCTGATATTAACTTACGAGCTTGTAATAACAATCTTCTTACGTTTAATCTGTTTAATGCTGTGTCAGAAACTTGAAGAGTTTTGTTACCCCAAATAACTGTTCCAACATCAGCAAAAGTCGCGATTGGATTGATTCTACCTTGATATAAAGTATCTCTATCTTCTTGAGTTAGTTTCTGTCTTGCTTTAACTGAGTTTACTAAACCTCTTGTGTAACCCGCAGATGCGAACCAAGGGAAAGCAATGTTATCAGTCAATGCTAAGTTTCTACAAACTTCACCAGTTGGTGGTAAATAGATTTGAGTATTACTTACAGTATCTCTAACTAAAATCCAAGGATAGTAGGTAGCTGTGTAGTTTGAATCAATTCCTGTATTATCCAAGTTATCAACCGCTTCTTGTGAATAAATAATATCTAAAGAGTTAGTTGAATCCGGAGTATACATATTGTAATCAGGAGTTGTTGCGATGTAAACCGAGTCAGCTCTTGAATATTGAACCATATCGATTGCTTCTTCAACAAGATTAGAGTTGTTAACATAATCAATACCTGTTGTTGCAAAAACGTTAATGTTTGTTGCTTCAGGGTTTGCAAATGTTAATACACCTAATAAGTAAGCATAGTAGTCAGTGTTTGCAAAGTCTTGAGTATTGTTTTGAACAATAATTCTTTTGAATACACCATCACCAGTTGCCGTTGGGTATCTTGGAGATGCCGCAGCACCTGCCAAATATCCTGAATCTCCTAATTGGAATCTATCTTGATTTGTTCTAAATTCTCTGTAGATATCCCATCCGTCAAATCCACCCGCGAAACATACTGTGTACTTTCTTGAGTAAATGAAGTAATATGGATTTTCTTGAGTTTGTGGGTCTTCTCTAAAATCAGCAACACCACATTCAAATGCGGTAGTTCCACTATCAACAGAGGTATTACCAATATTAACAACCGTAGCACCTGAGTCCATATGGAAACCTTTACTTAACACATTCCATTTAATTGAATCTGTTCTATTCCCCCAATCTACTGTTGGATTTTGTTTACCTTTATAAGAGAAGAATGATTCATCAACACCATATTGAGCTGTTGAAAATCCTAAGTAAGTTCTTCTTACAATATCTCCACCCGATTCAACAGCATTTGAAACTCCACCTGTAGTTGTACCAAATGGTGGGTTATAAATAACTTCACCAGGGTAATTATATTTCACTTTATATTGAATATAAGGTGATGGATATACTGAATAATTTTCGTATTCTCTTTGAGTATAACCATAGAATCCACAAGGAATTGCATCTATTGGTGCTTCGTCTGCCATTTCAATCATAATAAATTTTGAAATTAAAGCGTATTCACCATTTGATGAACCAATTTTCTTAGCAACAAAGTTGTTAGATGCTGGGTCCAAATTACAATTTGTAAATTTTTCAATTACAACAGGATTTGCATCCGTATCAAAGAAACTTCTAACCAACACATCAAATGTCATATTATTAAATGATAAGTTAGCAATTGAAACTTTAACTTCTGTATTTGCGGAATCACCATCTGAAATTGAAATAAACTTAAATAAGTTATAAACTTTATTACCTCTTAGCTCAGATACTAAGAAAGGAGTTTCTGGTGATTGATATTTTTCTAAATTCCAAGCAATTGAAGTAGTTGATGTTGTATCTCTTGCTTCAGGTAACTCGATTAAAGTACAATTTAATCCACGAATATAACCTTGGTTGTAACCATAAGCTAATGATGCTGGATAAACTTCTTCAATAAACAATGGAACTTCAAATCTTGATTTACCAAAATTATCAAAACCAAAAACTTTTGTAAGATATTTTGATGATGCCGCCAATAATGAAGTTTCAAATGTGAATACTTCATTTTCTTTAGTAACACCTGAAATTGCAAATGTTGCATATGGTGAAGTTGTTATACCTGAATATTGACCAGTACAAAGTAATGATACATCGGTTAAACCAGTAACTTGATAAACAGGTCCGTGATTTTCACTTGTAGAACTATTAGTGTATAATGAAATACCTCTTGAACGTAAAGTAGCAACAACCATATTATTGTATTCAGGGTAAGCAGTACCTGAGAAGTTATAAACATTACCCGATACAGTTCCTGTAAAACTTTGTGAAGAACCTGAAGTTAATGAACTTACAACGTAATCAAATGAATAACCTGAATAACTATCAGCACTATAGTTTTGGAAGTTAGCATAATACCAAGAATCGTTAGAACCAGCACTTAAATCATTTTGTGATAAATCAACTGAATAACAATCATAAGCATTTGTGACAGCAGTATATGTTGAAACTAAACTATTGTAATCAGTTTCAGGAATTGCACCATATACTATCGCAGTTGTTGCTGATAATGATGGTGTGTCCATAATTGTATCCAAGTAACTATTAAAGTCATTTGAATATGTTGAAACTGAACCATCAGCCAATCTATATTGTGTATTATAATTTGCCGATACTTGTGATGGTAAATTATTTGGATTTAAAAATGTTACCGTTCCACCTGAAGATGTTCCTGTAAAAGTAGCACTCCAAGTAGTTCCTGTAGATGGATTTAATCCAATTGTTAATGGGTCAACATTCGCAGTTACGGTTAAAGACCAAGAAGGTCCCGCGTCATAACCCGACAAACCTAATACTCTTGTTACGAATAACTGATTAGATTGTTGAAGATATGATTTAGCAATGTATGCCGCTTCATATTTAGGGATTTGAGTATTAACAAACTTAACTGGTTCTGTTCCACCAAAATAAGCTTGAAACTCGTCATAATTAGTAATGAATACTGGTTCGAAAGCTGGACCTTTTAAAGTCTCACCTACCAAACCTAACGTAGTAACCCCGACACTCTGTGCTACGAACGATAAGTCCGTTTCAGATGTGTATACTCCAGGTGATACGTATACTTTTTGATTTGCTTGTGCTGTTGCCATTATAAATTTTTATATTGCAGATTTATTTTATACATAAATATTCGTAAAAAGACGAAAAAACTTTACTTTTTAATAACTATTTATAAACGGTAGGAAAAAATTCTACCTTTTTTCACCCTATGAAAACAAAGAAAGAAATAAAGAACATTAAAATATCACCAGAATCACATGATATACTGAAAAAGTATTGTGAAAAACGAGGAATTAAGATTTATAAATTTTTAGAAAACTTAATTATAGAAAGGTGTAAAGAGAAGAAAGATATCTACGGAGAGGATTAATAAATGTCCCAACTACTATAAGTTCCTGAACCAATTACTTTGGTTGCTCCTGAAAAAACTAAGATACCTGTTTCAGGAGAATAAGAAACTACAATAGAATTTTGACTATTTTTTTCATCGTGAACAATTTTAATTTTATCTCCTTCTTTAAAAATTAAATTTTTTGATATATTAAAAGTTGACCCACTCTGAACACCTAAAGTATATGTGTTATTAGAATATGAATTTGTTCTAAAATATATTGGAGTATTTCCATATAAAGTGTTTTCAAATTGTATGTTAGCGGTTTGTCCTGTGATTTGTTTGGTTACACTAATCGTTAACGAATCGTTTGTTGTTATTTGAATATTTTGAACATCAACACCATAGTAATCACCATTAATATAAACATCATATGTGTTAATATTATTTGATGAAATAAAATTCATATTAGCAGTAAAATCTATTTTATCAGTTAATACATTATTATTATCAACATATAAAAAATTAAAATTAAATTCATCAGGATTTTCTGTAGAATTTCTTCTACGACTTCTTGTTGAAGTTTCAACTTCCATTAGTTGTGTAACTCTTTGAATTGCGGGTTTAACCTCAAACTCATCTTCATCAATTAAATAACCTAACATCGTAAAGTCATAATTTTGAATATAATATTTTCTTGCGTCCATAGTCATTTGAGACTCGTCTGAAATATTATTAAGAACGATTGGAACATATTGACCTTTTATAAAAGTATATGCCTGACGAGATGAAAACTTTTGCATAACAACTTTATTCAACTCGTTTAATTCTCTCATTCTATTACAAATTATTTTTACACTATAGTTAATATCAACAGGTACTGGCTGTGGGATTGTATAAATATCCATACCTTGTTCGTTACCATTCCAAGTTGGAACGGAAGCATAATAGAATTGTTTTCTATTTGGTATCGTATATTGTAATGAGGGGTTGGTTCCATATTTTACTTCGGGGGTTCTAACAACGGTTATAAATGGTGGTGACGGGTTGTAATCCAAATCCACAAACTTCCAAGTTTCTAAATATTGTGACCAGTTTTGTGTTGTAATTAGGATATCCAACATAGGTACAATTTTTCCAGCGGTTACAACTTGTAAATCTGTTTTAACAAAATCTAACATACCCCTATCCAAATCGGCATGTAATACTGACTTTGGTAGATAAGTTCCATCTGCGTTAATATATTCTAAAAGTTGTTCTCTTCTAGC